AATGCGCGCATTAGCGACATCTGACGTCGGTGGCTCGTCCTGGCGGCGCATCACTGCCCCTTCTGGGGTCATGATGTACGCAAAATCAACGTTTGGGTCAATCTTGGATAATCCCATCGTAGTTCTCCTTCTTCCTTCCCGCTACCGGAGCCTTCCAGCGCGGACTATCTGCGAGCTTTTTCACGTAGGCGAGCGGGTCACCGTCCAAATCGCGGATTGCCGCCTCACAGATCGCCGACATGAGCCCCGGGATGCCGCCCGGGAACGATTGCATCAACTTGAAGATTCGACCGTACTCGGAGCGCTTAAGCTTCTTGCCGGTCATCGCCTGATAGAAGTCGCCCATGCGACCCTGCTTGTTTGGCGCCGATTCAATCTCCTTGCGCCACCAAACGAGATCGTTCACTCGCCGTAAATCTTCGTCAGCGACGACTGGCGGATGGATGGCAGCACCGTAAGCATCCCAGATGCTGTTGCTGGTAGCGGTTGAGGATGAGCTTCCCACTTGTCACACAACTTCCTGAACTCACACGTCGCATGCACGAACGCGGTTGGGTTTGGATAGATTGCACCCTTCTCCTTCGCATCCAACATCGCTCGGACCGTGATATACAGGCGGTCGATATCGTCTTGCGTTCGGGTGGTAGTGCGGCGCTCCACGTTTGGACCCTTCGAGTGCTTGCTAACGATGTTAAACGTCACCTTCGGGTCGTGGTCGTAGTTCTGGCGCACAACAGACACATAGGCAGTCGCCTGAATGTCGCCATGCTCTCGCCCCTCTTCCCACTTTCGTGTAGCGGTCTTATGTTCGACAACGTCGTTGGTATTAGTCACCATGTCCAACACAGACTTCAGCTTGATTGGAAGCTTTCCCAACCGGCTGTGTGCAATGTCGGCCATAAAGGTGCGCTCTACTGCCTTAGCAGTCCAATCGTCGCCTTCAAAGATCGCGGCCTTCAACATCTCTTCGCCCAGGGCGCTCTGGCTAATTGGGTCCTTGTCAGACTCGTTAGTCCAGTTAACCTTTTCTGACTCGTCTGCAAACGCAGCACGGTAGAGCTTGATTGGCATGGTAAGGTCGCCGGTCTTCTTGCCGCCGTTGAGCGGCTCATACCAGTTAGCGAGACCTGCGTGCACCGCAGTTCCGAGCGCGAAGAACGAGCTCGTCTTTTCGGTCCAGAGGCCATTCTCGTAGCGGTACCACCACCGAAGAGGGCAGGCCTGGAATTCGCGGATCTCGCTGATGCTAACGTGTTCGCGCATTAGGCGCCGAGCTCGGCCTTGCGCGCAGTGTAGTACTGGCCAAGCCAGCGCTTCTTGTCGGCGTCAAGGTTTGATGCGGCGATCTGCTGGGCGACAGCGGTAAGGTCGGCACCGGTTACGGAGCCGTTGATGGCATCGCGCCAATCAATCAGTGCTGGGTCATCGCCAAAGGCATCTTGCGCTGCAAGAAGGATCTTTGCGTCGTCTGACTTCTGCTTGTCCTGCGCTACGGGCGAGGGCTTAGCAGCGCCAGCCTTAGAACGGATCTCGTCGCCCGACGCTACCTTCTTGGACGGAAGGCCGGCCATGACAAGTGCGCGGCCAACTGCCGACGTTTCGGTGTTCTCAAGCTCTGAGCCACGGGTGTAGGGCGTGCTGCCCGGGATTGCCATAGATGCGTGGCCCGTTCCGGCTGGCTTCTCATCGGCAACTTCGCCGCGATATGCCCACGCCTTGACGACAACGTTCTTGTCGCTCAGGGAAACGATTTCCGTTTCGATCCGGGCATTTGGGTACGCTTCGTACCAAGCGCGGAGACGCTCCGCTACATCGATGTAATCCTCTGCAAACTTCTTCTTCGGTGCATTGTCGTATACCATTCCTAACCTCACTTCTCCGAGCTAAAAAGCTCGGCTTCACTAAGACCAAGATACTCCGACAGTCGTCGTCGCATCTCCGCCGTCATCGGCGCATGTCCATACTGGACCTGGTTTAGATAACCATAGGATACACCAAGATGCATGGCGACCCATCGTCGCTTCACCCCGGACTCCTTAATCAACTGCCACACCTTGGCATTCTTCTGGCGCTGCTCTACTCGCAGCTCCTTGTGCTCTGCCCCGCTCTGCTTACTCATTGGTCTCCAATTCTCCGTCGAATGAATACGTTGTTCCGTGATCAATCCAATAATCAACTGCCATCTGAATTCCGTCAGCAACCTGCCACCAGCGCTCTGGCTCCATTGCTGCGCAGCTGCCATTTCGCAGTTCCGCTGATACCGACTGGTACACCCATGGTGCCATAGCGTTGCGGTCCTGAAGGCCATTAATCGACTGGGCCATCACGGGGATCGCAGCAGCAACAGCGTCTACGCCAATGCGCATATCGTCGATATTCCAATTAACCTGCTCTGTCATAGCCCCTCCTGCTCTGCCACTTCCGTATTATCTGAAATTTCTGCCGCACTGTCAAGTGGCCCGCCACCGCTGCGGAGGATTCGCTCCATACAGGCCCTGTGTACCACCGTTCCGGCGGCAAACGATTGCATCTCCCCCAGGGGCATCAGGTTGCCGCGCTTGACGCGAATGTCGTGCTTATTGGGGCAATTCTCGTACGAGCACCCAAGGTCATCTGGGTACTGCATGTTTGGATTTCTCATCAAGGTACTCCCTTAGTACTGGTCGCCACTTCTTGGTCGACTCGGTCTTTACTCTGTGGTGATACCCACAAAGCAAGACAAGGTTCTCCATGGTGCTTGGGCCTCGCTTCCCAAGTCCGGCATTGTCAACGTGATCCAGCTCCCAGATGATTCCTTCGCCGGGACCAAACTGGCTGCCACAAGCTCCGCCCATGCCAATTTTCGCCCCCACACAAGTGTGGTCGCGCTTCATGACTGCGTAACGGAGTTCCGGGGTTACCGGGTCTTTATGAGGCATACCAGAAGCGTATCATATCAGAGTTCTCCGTGCAAGCGCATGTTTTCTGCGATCCGTAGCCCAATCCATTCGGCGACCTGGCTGACGACGCCGTTGCCGCAAGCGTCGGCTCTTGTTGACTCGTTGGCCCGGTCCAGCAGGGGGTGCTCAATAGAGGCGCCGCCAGTGAGAAGGTGCTGCCCGAAGACGCCCGATGAGGCAAATGCTGTCAGGGTGCTGAACCGGCCATCCTCTGTCCATGCCTCAAAGAATCCGGACTTCTGGTTTCGCTCGTTCTTGCGGAACATCCGGATAGGGCCGTCCTCTGAGTTAGGTGTTGTTACGAGCTGGTGGTTTTGACGTGCAGACGTCGGAATCCTGGGACTAGCGTGTGCCCGTCCGGCCACCCCATCAGGCGCTCCATCTCTACTGTAGTCAATCTTCGCAAAGTCAAGCGCTGCTGGTCGATAGTGTCCAGAATCATCTGGTGGAGGTCCGGCGTAAAACCTATTTTCGTGCCACTGGCTGACGTTGTGACCGAACGCCCAAGGTAATTCGTTGCTTCCTCTGGTGTCAAGAAGAACCTCGCCGGCACGACTGGTTCCACGATGTCCGAGAAGGAAAACTCGACGGCGCGGCTGGGGCACTGGGCGCCTTCCCCCATGCAGTTGACAGCTTCCGAAGCTCGATGCATCCACAGTTCGCCACGCCACGCCATACCCGAGCTCATCCATTTCCTGGACGAGCCGGCCCATGTCTCTTCCGCCGTTTGAGGTGAGGAGTCCGGGGACGTTTTCAAGGAGGACCCATTCTGGCGAGAACGCTTCGACAAGGTTGAGGAAGCTGAAGGCAAGGACTGATCGCTCACCGCTAAACCCCTTTCGCTTTCCTGCGCTACTCAAATCTTGGCAAGGAAACCCTGCTGACCAAAGCGTAGCAGATTGCCATGGCTCGCCGGTTTTATCCGTGCTAATAGTTGTGATATCTCCGAAATTTGGGATGTTCGGCCATTGACGCGCAAGAATAGCCGATTGGTACGGTGCATTTTCACAGAAGGCAACAGTGTGCCAACCGGCGGACTCAAGCCCTAGGTCAATGCCGCCAACCCCACTAAACGTGGAGAAGTGGCTAAGCTTTCTTGCCGCGCTTTCCCTTTGGCTTTTTGTTAGGGGTCTCATCATCAGCAATAGTATCAGACGCAGGTTGCTTTGACTTCGGCTGATTGCGAATTACACGACAAGGGATGCAAAAGCACGGCTGCTGATGGTATAGCTTCTCAGCCATTATCGCTTTTCGCGGGATTCAACCTGCCGCATGATCTTGTTGGACCATGACTGGCCAGGGTCCCCGCCCCAGAGAGCCCATGCAATCCTGCCGGCAGATGGATAGCCAGTCTGGCCTGGGTTGAATCCTTCACCCTGCTTATCTACCTCGTGTCGGGCCAAGAACGCACGCATCTTCCGGACGCGAGCAATCGTCATCTTATTTCCAATAAGCATGCGAGCAGTAGTCTGGCCCGGCCCAATCCCGCCACGGCCAAACTCTTCTCGCCACTTCAGGCCGCGCTTAGCCTCTGATTGAACCGACGAAGGAACATTGAGGTTAATTCCGGAATAGTCAGCAGCTGCATACTTGCTTGAGACCTCTTCTGGGGCGTGAACATTCTGAACGCCAGCAGCCTTATAGGCGCTGCGAGCCTCAGCATCGTTTTCGATAGCCTCAGTAACATTGCCACTCTCTTCAAGGATCTTAGAAATCTTGTACTTCTTAAACTGAAGGCCAGCTCCGACTGGGAAGTCTGAGAGATACAACGCATCGTTTGGCACATCGTTTTCTTCCAGCCACTCTTGGGTTTCCTCAAGACGCTTGGCTGATCGTGCGCTAAGGATGAAGATGCGATGGGTATCAGACTTCTCCTGCAAATACGCAACAACAGATTCATTTGGCTCATTGCTTCCGTCGCTGACTGTCAGAGTTCCGTCAATGTCGCATACAATAATTGGATTGTGCTCTGCTTTTGCAGTCTGGGACTGCGGAGCATTCGGAGGCGTGTTGTCTGGGGTCACGTCCGAGCCCTGTGGCGGGGTTGGCACGCCTTGTGGCTGATTTGCGCTAGGAGGAGTGCCTCCGTCCGGAGCAGGCTGTCCTCCGGAGACAAGGTTGTTCAGATACTTCATGTAAAGATCCATTGGCATATAGCCCTGCGGGGTTGGAATCCAGATTTGTTCGCCCTGTTCGCCAACGCCGTCTTGACCGCGCTCACGAAGCGCGTCGTTGAGGCGAAGCCACGGGAGGCCGGCGAGTGCCGACTTGTAGTATGCGGACATTTCGCCCTGGCTCTGTCGCCCCATGTCGGTGTAAGCAAAGCGAAGGTTCTGGTCGTAGCGCCAGACAATTTCTCGGGTCATGTACTCAGCAATTAGGTCCAGGAGAGGCGCAATGCCGACATCCTGCGTAAATGCTGCGCCCGTCTCTGAGCTGCTGCGATTAACGTCAAAGCCAATGCCAATGTCTTGTGGCTGAACGCCAAAGACGGCGCAGATCTTTCGGGCAAGATAGACCTGCCACTCCATGAACTGCATGTCGCGGTTGGAAGAAGCAAGTGGCATCCACTGAATTCCCTTACCGCCGCCGGTAATGGCAATCTGGCTTCGGCCGGCGATCTCTGCATCCCAGTAGGCTCGGAACGCATCAACCTGGTCAGCGCGCACGCCTTCGCCAAGGTGGAGCACTCCCGGAGGGGCTGCAGCCATAACTGCCTTGGCGTTGTATGCAGCAGCAGCAAGATCTGACTCAATGGTTTCCGACAAAACCTCAAGTGGCGAGAGGCCAAGTGGGGTGTAGGTAACTGGGTTAGCCACGATAACAATAAGTTCGTGGTTTAGGTAGCGCGCAGTCTCGCGTCCATCGGGGTCAAACTCATAGTAACGCGGTCGATCTGGGTCCGATCCGTCCCAGGCAGAGTCAAAGACAATCTTCGAGGAGTCCTTACCGTAAAGGGCGGCAATTGGCCGATTGAATGAGCCCATTCGTCCCCCCTTAGTCGGAACAACTTCAAGGGCACCTTGGTCAAGGACAAGAATGTCCTCAATGATTGGCTCCATGAGCGAACGGAACGATTCCATCTTCGCGTTCGGCATGCGGAAGAGATTCTTAATCTCCTGAACCTTTTTTGGATTTACTGGGCTGTCGGAGTCAATAGCAACAATGTCCCACTTGGCGCGGCTGACTTGAGTGCGGCGAAGGTTGATGGCGGCGCGAATCCAAGGGTTTGTGCGCGACCAGCGACGGAGCTGCTGGGTGCTGCGCTTTGCATGGTGGGTAACGCCAGCAACACCCCGGGCATAAGGGGCATCGTCGTACTCTGGGACTGTGCTCATAGCCTTGTCGGATGTGCCAAAGCTAATGCCAACGCCGCCAAGGATGCGGCCAAAGAGTGACTGTCTTTCTGCCATTATGTCCTTCCATTTTTGCTACGACGGACAGCTGACCAAAAGATATCGTCGGTCATGCGCCGGTTAATAATGTCCTGCATCTCTGCTTTTGTGCAAGAGAGGACCCGTCTACCACCTCGGTATCCTACCGTATATGGGGCAAGATACCTTCCCCACCAGGCTGGCGCAACTTGTCTGCCGTCGGAGAAGTCAACGTCGATAGTATCGTGAACCTCTGGTGGGGTCAAATGTCATCCTCTTCAATACCGTCAAGTTTGTCCTGCTCTTTAAAGGACTGCTCTATGTCAAGTTGATGCTTTCGCTGCTGGGGAACGCTCTTCCTTGACTTCGCAAGGTTATCATAGCACCAGTGGCAAACATTGTACCGCTTTTGCCCCTTGGCCCTTGGGACCATTGGCTCCGGGAGAAGTTCGTTTTCGTGATGCTGGCCAACTGGTCCCGCCATGATCCCACAAGAAGCGCACTGGGGATGGGATCGTTTAAGCTTTTGGTATGTCTCCAGGACCGGGGTAATGGTCTTGTGAAGTCGGATTAGGGCAGAGGCTAGCTCGCGGACCTCTCGTCCGCGCTCTCGTATTTCGTCGCACAGCACGCAGCTAAGCTGCTCGTCGTGTGGCCGGTGTTCAATGTGTTGGTCAATTTCCATAAGGAGATACTATCAACAGAATAATGGGTGGTGTGTGAAATACTGTTGTAGAATATCCATGTATTGTCCGCATGAGGCTTACTTTGGTAAAAAGTAACAATAATCTATCGCCTTCGGGTTGTAGTCTTGGCCCAATTTATTGTTCATAGAGATTAATATCTCATTGACGCAAAGATTCCGCGCCATCAGTATGGCTCGGTACCCTAGGGAGGTAAACGTGGATTTTAAGGTTTATACGAATGCCCTGAAAGCATACGAGGCGTCAAACGGCGACCTTTATGTTACCGGGACGACATCTTCGACAATCCGTGACCTGCATGGCGATGAGATGACACTCAACGCTATTAAGACCATGGCCGATACGGCCAAGCAGAACATGACGATCTTCCTTAACCACAATTACAACGTACCGCAAGACCTTTTTGGCTCCGTAAAGGACGCCCGCGTCGTAAAGCGCTTTGACGCCGAGACCAACTCCGAAGTTTACGACCTTGACATTGACGTCTTGGTGTGCAAAGAAGACGAGAACCCAGAGGCTATGCGCGCCTTTAAGGCTATTAAGCGCGGCGTTAAGCTTGGCTTGTCTATTGGTGCCCGGGTCGACCGTGTTTCAAAGAAGAAGGACGCCAATACCGGCGACGATACATACGTTATTGATTCTGTCAAGCTTATGGAAGCGTCTGTGGTTGGCATCCCAGCAAATCAGCGCTCATACCTTCAGAATGCCCTCAAGAGCCTAAAGGCTGCCGAGCAAGCTGGCGAAGTTGTGGTTAACCGCAAGGCCGAAGGCCTATCCACGGGTGATTTTGTCTCCTGGGGCTCAAGCGGCGGAACGGCTCGGGGGAAAATTACCCGCGTTGTTCGAGACGGCAAGATTAATGTGCCTGGCTCTGAATTTACAATTACGGGGACCCCAGAGGACCCGGCCGCGCTCATTAGGGTTTACCGAAAGGGCTCTGAGGGCTGGGCTGCAACGGAAACGCTTGTTGGGCACAAATTCTCTACCTTGCGCAAAATTGAAGCGCTTAAGAGCGCTCTAGATTTTGAGGGCCAGGTTGTTACTGTTTTTGACGATTCTGATGGCGACAGCTCGGATGCCGCCGGGACTAATAATTCCTTGGAGGAAACTCCTTCAGGAATTGAATCTGCGGCCAACGAGCCGACAGAGATCGACTCCAGCCCAGCAGTTTCGATTGACGCTGTAGAGGTTGTTGATGAATATGAGCAAAAGGGCGATGTGGATAGTTCCGCTAATTCCTTGCTCGCTGAAGGAGAAACTATCGTGGAAAGTGAAAAGGCCACGCGGGTCACCGTCACTGTCACGCAGAGCGATGACAAGGATAAGGTTAAGCCCGCACAAGAGAACCAGGCCGAAGAGGCCGATGGCGTGGAGGCTGAGGCCGCCGTTGCCAAGTCTGATACTGAGCCCGTAGCGGAACCAGTCGTCGAGGAGCCGGCCGTTGAGCCAGCTGTTGACGAGCCTGCCGCTGACGAGCCTGCCGCTGAAGAGGTCGTTGATCCGGCCATTGAAGTATTGCAGGCCCTTGGGGCTGTCCTTGTTCGTGCAAGCGCCACTGAGCGCGCGCGAATCATTTCTAAGGTCGCTGAGCTCGCCTCTGATGGCGAGCCTGAGGCTGTGGCTGTGGCTGAAGAGCCAACGCCCGAAGTTACGCCTGAGGTTGCGGCGGAGCCAGTTTTGGCCCCTGCGGAGCCTGAGGCGGAGGTTGCTGTCGAAGCTCCGGCTTCTGACGAGGTGACCGCTATCGCCAAGTCTGCGCTAGATGCAGCCTTTGCCGCTCAGCGGGAGGTCGCAGCCGTCAAGGCTCAGTTGACCGAACTGCTTAGCCAGAAGGCCACGGTCGAGGCTGATCTTGCAAAGGCACTTGATGTCGTCGGACGCTTGATGGATCTTCCATCCGGCCGCAAGTCGTATTCAGTTGCTTCAAACAATTCCGGGACGAATGCCCCTTGGCTTTCGCCTGTTATCCAGCGCATGCTGGAAAGTGAGGAGTAAAATCATGAGCGAACTTAACGAAAAGTTGCAGGACGTTCAGAAGGGCCTTGATGCCCTTGCTGATGCCCCGCACCTCGTCGGCCGTGCTGCCGATGAGTCAATCGACGTAGCCGATGCTTATGCTACGCAGCGCGAGCTTCGCAAGAAGTTCTCGAAGATGAGCCGCGCCGACCTCGGCGAGGCCCTTGACATTCAGGCTACCCGCGAAGCGGGCAAGCAGGCTTCGTCCGACATTCTTAACCGCCTTGCGGTTGCGAATCCGAACATTGCCAAGCTGCTCGATGCGAGCGGTGGCGCGGCTCTTATCCGACAGGATCTCGAGCCAATTCTTTACGCCTTGTTCGTAAAGAAGTTCCCATTCTTTGAGCGCATCCGCAAGGAGCCGGCAAACGGCCTCGTGCACGCGTTCAATCAGCAGTCAGCCTTTGGCGATGCAGTCTTCCAGACGGAGACCGGCACCGTTACGGACGACACGAACACCTATGCACGACAGACGACCAACGTGGCCGTTCTGGCGACCCGCCGTGGTATCACCCTAAAGTCGCAGTTTGCGATTACCCAGGGCGGCGCTCCGGGGCAGCAGGGCCTTTCGACTGAGCTTGAGGGTGGCGTAACCGCTATCGCCAAGAAGCTTCAGAAGACCCTCTTCCAGGGCAACTCGACGAACACCACCGGTGTGACCACCAACGAGCTCGGCGCATACGATGCGAACGGGTTTGACGGTCTCCGCAAGCTCCTTGGATCAGCGGCTGGCTCTGCCCAGATCGCAACCAAGGGTACTGCTGCTTATCTTAAGACGATCAACGAGAACGTCGCCAGCATCTTGAATGCCGGTGGCAGCCCCTCAGCGATCCTCTGCTCGCCTACGGACTACGCCGGTCTTGTGAACGAAGTGACGAACCTTGTTCGTTACAACGCTCCAGGGCAGTCGGGTAACGTAATGGGTCTTACGCTCGGTTCCGTTGTCACGGCCGCTGGGGAGCTTCCGCTCCTTTCGGTTCCTGGCGACAGCATCGGGAATTATACCGTGAGCTCGGTTGATAGCCGCGACATGTATGTCATCGACGAGTCAGTCTGGTCGATGCCTTACCTTGGTTCGGACTCGATCACCACGCTGGAGATTCCAGTGGGCGTGAACGGTTCCCTTTCCCGTCTTTACATCATGTACTGCATGTACGGTCTTGCAAGCAAGGCCCCTCAGTTCAATGGAAAGATTCGCGTAGCCGTCTAATCTAGGATACCTTCGGGTAAATGAAGAGGGGCGGGGGAGACCCCGTCCCTCTTCTTTTTGGAGTCCACTATGGCAAAACGAAGAAAAAACCGGAAGATTGAGCACCACGAGCTAATGGCAAAGAAGGCAATTGCGTTTGCTATTGCCAACAACCCCTCTTACCTGGTAGAAATTACTTGGGAGTTTGGTAACAAAATTATGCTTTCCGACGATTCGGTTCTTGAGTTTAAGAACGGAAGGGCCAAAGTCCCGCTCGCGCTTCTCTCAGAGGTGGAGCGACACGGGTGCAAGCGCGCCCAATAAAAGGAGAAAACCATGGTTGACCTTAATAGCATTCTTGGAAAGTCCGAAGACAAGTCTGAGGAGAAGGCCGTAGCGGCCGCTGCCCCAGCCGTTGTGGCCCCGGTCGCCGTGGCCCCTGTCGTTTCCACCCCAGTTGTAGCTGCTCCAGTTGGCGACAAGCCAGCAGTTGGCAGTGGCTGGGAAGTTGCCCCAGGCATTTGGCAGATTGTCGTCCCCGTAACGGGCTCGTTCACTCTTCCAGACGGCCGATGGGTTCGTCCAACTGAGCAGGATGGCGTTTCGCGCGCTGCTGTGCCAGTTGAGTGGATTGAATACGTAAAGGCTCTTGGAAAGTAATCGTAGGCGGGACGACGTGGACCGCCGCCATATGAAAGGCGGATCGTAGCAACATGGCAAGTCTTGTCAAAATAGGCGTCCCGAATATTATATCCGACATCTCGGCGTACACCCGTGTAGAAATTGGCCGTGCCAATAACGAAGCGGATGCTACGTCGAGAACGGGTCCTTGGAGCTCCATTGGCTATCAGGCCCTAGTTGCAAACGTTGGAACATACGATTACGTCGACAATGACGGCACATCTGTTTCGTGGTATTCCTATCGTTTGAATAACAGCAGCACCGGAGCAAACGGATCATACTCGACCCCAGCCCCTGGCCGACACTTTGGATACCTTGGCGTCGATGAGTTTCGAGAGTACGAACTGGGAGACCTGACAAACCCAGACGGTACAGAGCTTACCGATAATAAGATTCGTCAGGTCATTAAGGTTGCTAGCTCGCTTGTTGACTCTTACGTTGGCTATACGTTTGACCACCGAAGCTCAACAGAGAAGCATCGCTGGGACCAGAAAACCCGCAGGATTTACCCGGTCCATCGATCTATTATCTCCGTTGAAAACGTAAGGGTTTACGTGAGCGCTCAGCAGTCTGCTGCATTTACAGTTAATGACATTTTCATTAACTCTGATCGCGGGTACGTCGAGATTACCTCCCTCGCCAACGTGACCTACTCTCTCTTCCCGGCAATTGTTGCCCTTGGAATGATTGAGCCGGTTGTTGAAATTACCTATACCCATGGGGCGTCGGTTCCGCCGCAGGACATCAAAGATGCGACAGCCCTTGTCACTGTTGAGCTTTTGGCCCGCGACAGCCTTGCCAAGCAGGGCCTCCAGGCAATTAGCCGCCTCCGCGTCGGTGAGATGGAAATCTACTCTAACGAGGCTGGCCAGGGTGGCTCACGGGCGAAGAGAGACCCGTCTGCCGCAATCCCATTGGCAGCAACCATGCTGCTAGATCAATACATTAGGCCGGTTATTAAATGATTCCAGGCTTCAACAAGATTATCTCGCTTACCCGACCAGGCCTTACCGGGCAGGACTCAATTGGAAGTCCGGTAATTACTAATGCTGCTGTCTGGACAAAGAACGGTCACTACCAGCAGGCATACCACCAGGAGAACATTGGCCCGGCTGGACGCTCGGTAAAAGACGTGTACAAGTTCTGGCTGCCGTTTGCTCGCGGTGAATACCGGCCACAGGTCAACGACATTCTTACTGTTGACGGAAAGAGCTTCTCTGTAGTTGAGACTGGCCAGGAGGCCTTGAACCATCACCTTCTAGTGGTAGCCAGGATTACTGAATAATATGGCAAAAGGTGAAGTTACTTTTAATATCAAATCAGCAGAAGAAAGTCTAAGGAAAGTTAGGAAGGTTCTCACGGAGTCAACAAAAGAACTAGAGCCTGCATTTGCGGGTGCCGCCGTTAAGATCGTTACTGATGCGGTATATGGTGGCCCCTCAAGCCTTGCCGGAATGGCCTCCGACCTTGCCCCGGTTGACACTGGCGCATTGGTTGCCGGTCTTGAGTCTCCAGACTCCAATGAATCCTTTGATAAAGGCAGAACATCGCAAAGCGTGTTCTCTGTTTCCCCTATGGGCAAACGTGGCGTTCAATATGTTTCCGTGACATATGGCACAAATCCAACGGACAAGGACGGAATGCCTTACGCTGAAGCAGCTCCTGGCGACTTTCTTTCTGCTCCAGCAGCAAAATTTCGCGGCCAAATGCAATCCATCGGCAAAGAAATCTCTCAATCTATTGCGGCCATTCTCGCATCAAACCTAAACGTTGCTACGGCTAAGGGCGGCGGCTACGTTCCGGCCAAAACAAAGCTAAGCACCTGGAGCGTAGTAAAGCTTATAGAAAAGTTTGGGACCGCGCCCATTGAATCAGCCAGTGGCCGTGGGTACGGCTACCGAAAACTTGCATCAATGTCGCGGTCCCGGTACCGGCGCATTATGAGCCAGCGACGCTCCCGGCTTAAGTAAGTCGAATCAAATACTCAGCGGTCACGCCGTCCTTGTGCTGGAATAGCAGCCACTGGCACGGCTCTCCGGCAGAAGCAAGCAGCTCCTGCGCGTAGGTGTTTGAGCTCTCCGTAGAGCCACCGCTCCAATGGGTAATCCCATTGAGGTACATGCGTGTCGGGGTGTGGAAGTGGCCAGCTGCGCTGTAATCAAACGGCGCCACGGTCATGTTCCATCCCTGAAGCTTCTTGCCAAAGCCGTACCAGGGGAAGCCGGCAAATCCGCCGGAGACCTGATCCCCGTGGAACAGGAACCAAGTCTTTCCCTTGACTTCGTCGGTTGCAAACCAGGCGCGCTCGCCCTTGGCAAGAGTTTCAACCCACTCAACGTTCTTCTGCTCCTTTACGAGCATTGATGCAATCCGGTACATCATCGCGTCAGCGTTTGATTCCGGATGGAACGTTCCCTTTCGGCCAAGTCGTCCGTGGTTGCCAATGACCCCAACAACCTTGACATGCTCAAAAGAGCCAGCAAGCTTGCGAATCAAGTCGGCAAGGATTTCTCCGCCGTGGAATACCTGGTTGTACAGGGATGCATCAACCAAGTGAGCCTGCCCAGGGAAAATATCTTCCCCCTCAATCAGGTCTCCAAGGAGGTATACGCGAACTTCCTTGACCGGGTGTGCCTTCCGCTGGATTTCAACCAGCTTCTGCACCTTCTCGGCCAACTGCGCAATGCGTTCTGCGCAGACTTCAGAATTGTAGGTTGGGGTAATCTTGCCAAGCTGCCAATCGGACAAAAGCAACACAGCAACCTCATCTTCGGCCTTTCGGGTGTCCGCCTTTGGCGGAGTAACCGGCTTAAGATTCATTGCCGCTGCTGCTTCGTGTGCGGCTTGGTACACCGCCTGAATCAGCTCCTGCTTTGCAAGGTCCCTGTCATCCAGCTTTCGCAGCGCCTTGCGATGGGCTGCCTTAAGGCGCTCAATCTCCGAAGTTGCCTCGTAGGCGGTTACTTCTCGTTCGGCAATTGAGCTAATGATATCAATGTTCTTTGACATTGCCACCCTTTCTCGCAGCGTTCCCGGGATTACGCTTGGCTTGCGGCCGTTTGTGATCCTGCGATCAATAAACGTACGCTGGCCATTTAGCAATCGGCCCCGCTGGAGGCTGTAGGAATTAAACGTTCGATCTGGGTAGATCGCAACGAACTCCTCATACTCAAGACGGACTGCGTCTTGCTTCTCTTGGGATGTCCAGTTTCGATATGAAGATGTAGCCACAGTGACTACTTCTTAGAGACTAGGGTCTTAGCCGGGGCCGCCTTGGTAGGGGCTGCCTTCGCTGGGGCTGCCTTCTTGGCCTTTGGGGCTGCCTTCTTGGCCTTTGGGGCCGGCTTGCTCTTCTTTGTGCTGAAAAAGCCTTTGAGAGTATTTACAAAGCTCATGTTTTTACCCTTTCTATGTTCAAAAACCAAGCTTGTGCTTGGCTGATGCGAGCATACCACACAAATCGTAGGTATGTCCAAATCAGTGTGGTCGCAGATCGCAAAAACGTAGATTCTTGTTGGCTAAAAAGATACTATCCAAAGCATGAATGGCGTGTACGAAACCTTTTTTAGCACCCTAGGCGGGGACGCCACCCTGCAGACTCTGCTGGGCGGCACGAACACGGATAAAAAGGTTTATCCAATCAATTTTACGGGCAAAAGCGGCGCTCCAGCCATTCGAGTAGCTATTTTGGGCGGAGGCAGCGACATTGGGCTTGCCATTGACCGGCCTATTGTAGACATAGTAATCGTGAGCAAATTGAGCGCCGCAGAGATTAATACTATTGGCAACCGGGTCGATGTGTTGCTTAATAGGAAACGACTGGCGGGTCCAGGTGGGGTTGTTCTCCACCTATCCCATAAAGTTACGCAACGGGACTTTTTCGATGACCCGAGCTTGGAATACCGGCGTGTGATCCGGTACAGCGTCATCAAGACATAAGGGAGAAATAAATATGCTTACACTTGGATCTGGTGTAGTCAAGGTGGCGTTCTGGAAGTCCGGAGCGGTCATTAATCAGACGAGCACCAACTACTTTGGTACGACCGGTGGCTACAACGCCGCTGGCGAGCTCGTAACGGTTGGCGAAGTCGGCGGCGACGTCGAGTTCGACATTAACTTCCAGGAGCGAGAGTTCTATGGTCAGTCCAACTTCCCAATTGCCAAGGCGTTCTTCGGCGGTAAGGCCGATATTCGCGCACGTGGCGTTGAGATTAACTGGGACAACGTAAAGAACCTCTTCCACGTTTCGCTCGGTGAGGGCACCGACCTTAGCTCAACCGTTTATGGCAACGCCCATGACGACTTTACCGGTGGCTCGTACACGGTCAACTTTGACCCAGACGGTGGCCGCCCGAACGCCAGCATTGCAAACGTGACTGCCCTCATGGGCCTGCCACGACCGCTGTACGTCAAGTTTGAGCACATTCGCTCGGACGACCCTTCAAAGTCGGTGATTATTCACCTACCGAAGGCATACAGCATGCAGCTCATGATGCCGTTCACCCGTGAAGACATTGCCCGACAGGACATTGACTTCTCGGCTGTTGTTGACCGCGATTGTGTCACGACCGTTGGTGGTGCTAAGACCCCAGCAGTTGTACTGATCTCGGCGTAATAGAAATTTAGGGGGTTACGAATATGTTTACACTTGGTAGCGGCCGGCTCCAAATCGGTACTTGGATTTCCGGTGGTCTTTATACTCAGGTTGCGGGCGTCGCCGTAACCCCCTCAACTGCTAGCGGCTCCGTCCCAGCCGGCACGTACTATGTACGTGTCGCTGGGCGGAACGCTGCCGGTACGGCAACTCCGTCGGCCCCGCTGACGGCAATCCTTAGCGCAACCGGGAAGCTTGATGTTTCCTGGACCGCGCTTTCCGGCGCCACAACGTACGACGTGTATGTTGGAACCGTTTACAACTACGAATGGCTTCACACCAACACCGCCTCAACAACGGCCAGCATTACGGCCATTGTTGACCCAGCTAGCGCAGCCCTTGCTCAGTACCAAGGCATGCAGGACATTGGCGAAATTGGTGGCGACGTTGAGTTTGACATCTCCTTCCAAGAGCGTGAATTCTTTGGTCAGTTTAACTTCCCTATTGCTAAGGCACACTTTGGTGGCAAGTCAACCATCCGCGTCAGCGGACTTGAGCTTGACCCAATGCGCTTCTCGCGCCTCTTCAGCACTACGCTGACCCATAATGGCTCGACAAGCATCTACCCAGGCACGTTGAACTTCCGCGAAAACCTTAACTTTGGTACAGCGGCTGTCAACCCACTTGACTTGTCGATGCTCCGCAACCGACCGGTTCGTGCAGTGTTCACGCACATCCGCTCAGATGATCCATCCAAGTCGGTGGAGATCACCGGCCATAAGGTTTGTATCTATCAGCACAACATTCCGTTTACACGAGAGGACATCATCAAGGTTGACCTTGAGTTCAACCTTCAGTATGATTCCAGCACGGCGCAAATCGTGACAATCACGGCTTAAGCCGCCGAGCTTTTAGCGGACCCCTCCGGGGGCCAGGAGTGTTCAGATGGCAACCCTTAATCAAGTACGCCCAACGCGCGTACTCACCCTCAACGACCTCGCGGACATTGAGGATAAGTTTGGAGGCCTTGACAAGGTCGACCTTACCAAGTTCACTGTACTTCGTTATATCCTTTGGCTTGTCCTTCGCAAGGATGACAACAAGATGGATGAGCGCGCGGTAGGTGACAAGTTCTCGCTCGATACAATGCGTGACGAAATCGACAAGGTGCTTCGCTCAAGCGGTCTCATCGGCAACGATGAGGGTGGCGTTTCCGAGGGAAAAGCTCCGGAGGCGTAAGCTGGGGGGAGATCGACTGGGGGTCGATCATGGCTTCTTATGCAGATGCCTTTGGTTATACCCCAGCCGAGTTCATGCAACTTACGCTTCCACAACTCAATGCATACGCAAAGTATGTTGAGAAGCGTGATGAAGCGATGAAGGGCGAAACCAAAAACACCTCCGGTAAAAATAAGGCGAAATTCGCCGATGGTTCTTCAGGGATGAAAACAGTTGGGTCTCTGGAGCAAATGATTTCGGTCTTCGGAAAGCCGGGGGCCTAGCGGGGGGTAAAGGCAGTGGCCGAGATTGATAATGTAGCACGGGTTGGCATATCGCTTGACTCTGCCGCATTCCAGGACGGTGTAGCCCGTACGCTCCGCGACATTGACAGGCTTCTCAGCGGCCTTAAGGCCTTGCAGTCTGCGAACAAGCAAATCTCCCTTGCGTCTGGCGGCCTACTCGGCAGCGGATCGAAGTCCCCCGTTGCCGGATTTGCAAAAGACATTACTCGCACGGCGATACCGGCTCTGCGCGACATGGAACGCAATGCGATCCGTGTCGGCGGGGCCGTTCGTCGTTCTATGGAGGAAATGTCCCGACTAGCCGCAGCTTCGGAGCGTGTCCAGCGCCAGGCCGGGCGGGTCTCCTCCTCCCCATCCTCCTCAGGCATAGTTCAAGACGCCAGGATTCGCCGTGGCCAAGAGGCAAGCCTACGAGCCCTGATGGCAAAGGCCGAACGCCAAGGGTTCCGCATTGAAAAGACCAATGGCGGACACTTTGTTGCCTACCCGCCAGACAAGTCCAAGCGCATGGTCTTCTTCCCATCTACCGGAGGTGACCGCAGAAACGTTGAAAACATACGCTCGCAGCTGCGACGGTCTGGCCTAATTGATGACGTGGAGAGCGATAGGCCTGCCCGGGCACCTAAGCGTGCCGCAACACCAAAGCCAGCCCCGGCCGAAAGCTTTGCCGACCCGCGCAGTTCTGGCGGAAAAATAGAGGCAAGGTATGTTGTCCAGGCGCTTGAGGAGCTTGTTACCTCAAGGCAGCCCGCATACCCGCAGTATCTTCAACCACGTGCTCGTGGTGGCGCTGGCCGAGCTGAAAGCGTTGCCTCTCGCCAGCTCATTGAGGAAATCTCCGGCCGATTTGACCCACAGAAGATTTTCTACGGTAGCCCTAACCTTGCAGAGGGAATTGTTGCGACAGTTCGCTCTGAGGTATCTAAAGCCGCATTGGTTCTTTCCGGAAATGCCCGAACGCTTGGCATGCAGCAACTTGCCTCCACCAAGCCAGGGAAAGAGCAAATTATTACAGCAGTACGAGAGTTTATTACAAAAAATCCAGCAGCATTTGGCGGGCCATCGGGCGTAACAAGGGCGATTAACGAGGCTATAGCAATAGTGCAAGCCGGAAGGACGCCGGTGGTGACGCGAGAGCTTACGGCAAGCCTTGAAAAAATTGGCACACGAGAAGGCTCACGCCTTGGCTCCATGCTTAACTTCTCTACCGGCATGACCGAAGCGGAAATTGCGCAAGCGATTTCTAAAACTATTGCACGGATTCCTGGCGGCTTTGAGCGCGGAAATGTTGGCCCAACAATCCGCAAGGGCGGATCTGCCGTCGAAGAGCTAAAGCAGCTTGTTCTTGCTGAAATTCCCGTAGAGCGAGTGCGTTCTGAGTACCAGACAGCCAAGGGAGGAACTAGTCCAAAGCTGCAAAGGCTTATGGAGGGCGTGCTGCTCTCTACGGCATTTGGTAACAACGCTGCAACTGAGAGCATGGTCGGCAGGATTCTGGAAGGCGAGCGCGGCGGCATTCCAGCGCCGCTACTAAGAGAACTTCACAAGGCGGTTGGGCCACAGCTGCAACTTCGAGGCAGAATTGGCGCTGGAGAGATTCCAGCCGGAATGGACCCGATTTACAATGCGCTCCCAGAAGCAATTGAGCTGATCAATGCTGCCCAGGCGGTTGCCGGCGGGGCAAGCAGAATGGGAAGGGTTGCTGGCAAGCTTGCAGAAGCCAGAAAACTTATTACCGCGCAAACAACTGCCTTTGGAGAGCCGTCCGCCCAAGGCGTTGAGCTTGCCTCAAGCATTCTTGCAGCTGGCCGGGGCCTTCCTGCATTCTTTGCCGGCCTTTCTACCTATGGCGGACGCGCAATGTCTGCAACCCAAGGCGGCATGGGGCTTGACCCAAGCGCAATCACAGCAGACCCACGTGTTGCACTGCAGATTGCACAAGAGGCAGCTGCCACCATGCTTGCCGGACTCAAGTCTGGGCAGGGTAAGGGCGCTAGGGGCGTCGAGCGCCTTATCCAAGAGGCCGTTGAGGGCGCAATCCAGGCTTCTGCAGCCCGAGACCCTGGATATCTTGGCTCAGCGCCCCCAGCTTCTAGCGGCGGCGGCGGCGGAGAGAAGCCTCCTAAGCCCCCAAAGGCACCTACGGCGGCCCCAGAGCCACAGGAACCAGAGGAACCAGTTTCGATGCGTCGCCCAGAAAGCGCACGCTCATATCGCCTTAATCCGCGCGCAACCGGAACTGCTAAGGG